GCTTCGTTCGCTCGTGCTTCTGCAGCTCGCATCGCTTGCACGGCTTCCTCAAAACTGTCGAAGCTCTCAAACCTCATCGCCTCTTCCCCTCCTTCGTTTCGTTGTATGTCATCACCAGCACGCTTCGACGGATCATCTCTGACATCAGTTGCTCACTGCCGAAGCGATGCGTTCTCGGGTAGTCGTGAGAGGAGACGTAGTACCTGCCGATGCGCTGCCCCTTGCTGCCTAGATAGTCGTAACGCTCTCGCCCGCAACGAGTGCAGCGCAAGCACAAGATGCGATAACTCATGCGAGCAACTGAGCCGTCGATGTTTTTGGGACTCGTGTTGCGCGCCCATGCGTGCTGCCACAGCGCTTTGCACAGGAAGATCGACTCCTGCAGCTCGTCCAGTTCGGTGTAGTCGATCGTCATCGCAGCTTCTCCACAACGTAGAGGCCACCGTTGCCGTCAGTGAAGAGCACGATCCCTTCTGCCGACGTGAGTGTCAGCGTTGTCGTGTTAGCTCTGCTGACGACAAGCTGCGACTGCTCTTGCTGCTGCTTGCGCTGTCGCTTGTGGTAATAAGCACGATCTCTTGCTCGTTTCGCCTCTCGTGCTGTGTCTTGATCGAGTGTGCTGACGCCGTGAGAACGACGTCGATGCACAGGAAGGTACGTTGCAAGAAAGGTCGGGTCTTTCCTACCGGCTGCCTTGCACTCGGGACACACTCGTCTCGGCCCCGACGTGCTGTCACTGCGTCTTGCCATTGTCCTGTTCTCCTGTCTCACGCTCAAGTCGAGCGCATCGCGTGACACTAGCTCTCGACGTGCGAGACGTGCGAGACGTGCACCAGCACGAGCGCGGTGAGGTACAGTTGCACCATGCCGAGTGTGCGTCGCTCTGCGTGGGAGACGAAGCGGGATCGAGAGGCGACATATCGCAAGGCGGTGGCGCAGTACGAGATCGAAGCGCAGCAGCCTCGCAGAACGCCCTCAGAGCGTCGAGCAGCTCGTCAGAGACGATCAGCGCGGCAGAGCACGCAGCGACGCCTCAGACGGCGCTAGGGCGGCTCTCAAGCTGCTCCGTCGTCATCTCGCTCTTTGCGCATGACCTCTCGCAGTCGATCGATCTCGCCCTCGTCGTGAGACGGGCGAGACAACGAATCCACGATGACGTCGATCGGGATCAACCCGAGCATGATGATGCCGACGACGAACTGCACGACCGGGAAGTGCTGCGCCACGAACGCCTCAATGACGAGCAGCGCCCCCAGCACAGCGATGACAGAGCGACGCAGCCAGCTCATCGCTCACGTGACTGGCGCTGACCAGCTTGCTCCCCAAGTATCGGGACCGACGAGGCCATCGACGCCGAGTCCCTTCTCGGCTTGAAAGCTGCGGCAGACGTCTTCTGACTGCGAGCCGTAGACCTGATCGACTGTGATCGCCCAACCCCGCTCTGCCATGCGCGCTTGCCACGTCTGCACGTCAGCATGCAAGTGATTGTGCCCGAACGCTGGCCCGAAGTAATCGACGTGCAGAGGGGGAGCAGCCGCCGATGCCGTTGGAGGTAGCGGTTGTGATGTCGGCGGCTGTCCCCCGACCTTGTCGAGCAAGACGTCCCAAGGGAACTGCCCTCCGGGGTCCGTGTGCCCGCCCGGTACGCCTGCTGCGCTGATGTCGCCGTGACCGCAGATGCCCGCAGCTCCCGATGCGACGCCAGCTCCGTCGAGCTTGACGAGCGGCGTGCCGTAACGTGCTGCCTCTTCTGACACCCACGCTGCGCACGCGTCGAGCATGCGCTGCTTGCTGAGCCACGTGTCTCGACTCCACCCCGCTGACGCACCTGACGGGGTGCACAGACAGAAGTGCTCGCCCCAACTGTTTGCGTCGTACGCCGCCCACGCCTTGTCGTAGTGCCTGACGTAGACACCGATCTCAGTCGCAGTCGTGTCGTCGCCGCCTGCTTGATAGCTCACGCCTGCGTTCGGAGACGAGAGGAAGTTGCCCAAGCTGCGAAACGTCGTTGCTCCCTCGCTCGTGTGGATGACGAGCAGGCGAGACGACGCACGCCCGCTGCTGTAGTTCGGCGACGGTATCTGCACTCGTGCAAGCGTCATGAGTCCTCCCCGAGATCGAAGCCGTCTGCTTCGTCAGGATGATCAGCCACGTACTGCTTGAGACGCTTGAGACGCGTCTCGTCGTCAGGCTCACCCTGCTTGTCTGCGTCGTCAGCCCATCTCGGCTGGGGCCAGTTGTTGTCGTCATAGTTGGTCGTCGTCATGATGCCGTCCAAGTCATCAGTCCGCTCCCTGCGATCGTAAGAGTAAAGGTCGCATTCGTCGCTGTCTGCGTCCCGCCCAAGTCCCAGTAACACAAGACAGGGTTGGTGGCGTTGCTGCCGGGTTGCGCATCGTAGAAGAGAGCGAACGCAGCGGCGAGCGATCCCCCTGCTGCGTTCCACGACGGGCTGCCGCTCGTCAGCGTCGTGACGAGTCCCGAGTCGGTCAGCGTCACCCCTGTCAGGGTTGCGCCGCCTGCGCTGTACCCCGTCCCTGTTGCTTCTGTCGCAGGCGCAGCGAGCACGTCTGACACGAACTGCGCAGTGTTCTGCGTCGAGCCTGCCGTGTATGCGCTCAGCAGCATGACCTTGAGCGAGTCAGTGCTGAGATTCGCCAGTCGTGTCGCCAGCGAGTGCGCATTCTTCGTGTAAACCTTCGACGTTACTGCCATGCCTCCTGTCCTTTCTTAGTCGCTGATCTTGTTGATGGTGAGTTGGCCGGGAATGATGGTGAGGCTGCCGGTGCCAGTGTTCTGCCTGACCGAAAGGAGCAAGTTGTCACTTAGCGCATACGACGAGCCGAAGCAGCTCATAACCCCCGAGAGCTGATAGGTCGTCGGGTTGAAGAGAGGTACTTGCTCAATCGTCATGGCGACGCCGTCCTCGGGGCCACCTGCCGGGTTCTCAGGCCCCATGCCGATATTGAAGCTCGTCGCATCTGTCACCGCATTGACTTGAAACGTCAGCACACACAGATACTTGCCACTTTCGGAAAAGCCGATGTTGCCTATCTGGAAGTTGTCGTGCAGAGGATCGCCCGGTGGATACGCAGGCGAGAAGTTGATGCCGCTAATCCAGTTGTACCAAGGCTGCACGGGGAAGAGAATCCACGCAGAGAACGTCGCATAAAGGCTGATCGTAAAGCCGCCCGTCAGACGACAGCCGACGAGGGGCGGGAACCTGACGACAGAGGGGTTGACCCAAGCTGCGTCGCAGTCAGTGCTCGACTGCTTCTGCAATATCTGCCCGGTGTCGCCTCCTGTCGGCAGACTGCAAGGCCCGCCCCCAGTCGTAGGCGGCAAGGGCGGAAACGGAGAGATCGGCGGACCCCCGCCCCCTGAGCCTGTCGAGAGTGCGTTCGTCGTCGCTTGCTGCTGCTTGAGCAAGTCAGACAGACGCAGCGGCGTTGCACCGATCGTGAGCTGCACTTGCTCTTCGCCATCGTCTGTCAGCGTCACGTCGATCTGCACGATGCGACGCACGACATCGACGGCGAGACGGCCCCCGTTGACGACGAGATGCACAGCGTCACCGAGCCACAGCACGTTCGGGTTCCACGAGCCTGATCGCATCGTCACTTGAAACGACGGCACAGCAGCAGAGTCGTTCTGCAGCTCCCACGCAGCTCGCTCATCGATCGTCGCCTGCAGATCGACGTTGGGATCAGCCTTCTGCACGTCCCATCGCCCGATGTCAGCGTCAAAGCTGCCGACGTTGATCTGCGCAGGCGTCGTCGCACTCGTGCCAGTGAAGTAGACAGCATTCGCATACTTCGTCGGGTCAAGGTTCGCCTTGACGACGAGCGCATCTCGCCCGTACACGAGCGGCACTGCGAGCGCACGCCCTCGTTGCGGGTGGTACAGATTGAAGCGCAGTTGCGAGTCGATCTCCCAGTCAAAGCCGTCGAGCACTCTGCCGAGATCAGCGAGCGAAGTGCCGACGACGTTGCCGCCTACGAAGTCACGATCTCTGAGCACGCCCGTCTGAGGAGCGTTACCTCTTGTCACTCCCCAGTTGCCGCCTGCTGTCGCCTGCGTGTCAGCGATGAGCTGCCATGCAATGTCTGCCTCGTCTGCAGCTCTAAACGTCAGCGTGCTCGTTGACCAAAAGACACGGCGGTCGAGCATGCCTCGATAGTCGTTCGCAACGAACTGCGTCGCTTCTGCTGTCGCTGACAGATCGTCGCTCGATGCGCCGATGCGACCACGAAAGAGCGGGATGCCGTTACGCCCGACGAGCACGTCTCTCGCCAGCTCGACGACTTGCTCAGTCTCAGCGTGCTCTCCCGGCATTGTGAACTGCGCTGTGGCAGCGCCATCGAGCTGCCAAGTGATCTTGCGAGCTGTCGCAACTGTCAGCGAGCCGAGATGAGCGCCAGTCGAAGGGCGAATGATCTCCCACGACCACTCGGGCGGGACGTCGATCGAGACGAGCGGGGCGATCTCTGCGACGCCTGCAGGCGCAGCGACGCTGACTCTGCCTGTTGCGCCGTAGTTCGGCGTCAGCGAGAACACGCCTGCGGGAGCTGCGACAGTCACTCTGCCTGTCGCCCCTGCGAACGCAGTCAGCGAGAACGCACCTGCAGGAGCAGCAACAGTGACAAGCCCTGTCGGCCCTGCCTCGATAAGAGGCGGCGAGATCGCCGACCAAGTGCCCGCAGGCGCAGCGACGCTGACTGTGCCGACGATGCCTGCGATGGCGATAGGCGGCGGGTCCATGATGACTTCTGCCGCGACATCAGTCAGATACGCAACTGCGCCGCCCTTGACGATGACTTCTGCTGCGACGTCGCTCAGTCGAGCGATCGCCCCGCCCTGTATGAGCACTTCTGCTGCGACGTCGCTCAGACGTGCATTAGCGCCGCCGACAACGATTACCTCTGCTGCGACGTCTGTGAGAAGAGCGTCGTTCGCCATCGCTCTCCTGTCAGGTCGTGAGCTGAGCGCCCAACTCCATTGCGTTGATCTCTGAGCGTGTCCACGCAGAGCTTGTCGCAGGACTTGTCGGCCATACGTTCTCGCTGGCTGCGTAAGCAAGGCTGCCGGGGAGCGTCAACGTCGAGACACCCGAGTAATCAGTGCCACTGACACGAACGATCGGCGTCAACACTCGTGTTGTGGCCGAGTCTTTGCGAGCCATGAGAGTCGATACGACGCCCAAGATTGCGCCCGACGTGCTCACGAGACTGTTGAGCTGGTACGAGTCTTTCGCGTTGAGCGTGTTCGTCAAGACGTAACTGCCATCGCTGTCCGAAGACGCTTCTGTCACTGCGGGGTAATGCGCCGTTCCCGGCTCGATGTATTGAAACGCCGAGATGCTGCCATCGACAACCGTGATGCCGGTGAAAAGCGCATTGGAGCCGCCGATGTTATTGACAAGGACTGACGCCCTGCTAGCTCCCGCAGGAACAGTGGCCGTCCCGAAGAATGTCGCCCACGTAGTCGTGCCGATATTCCCCGTCACGTTCACATCGCTGCCTACTTGAGTGCCACCGCTGTCGAAGAACCGTAAATCGACGTGGATGCCACCGGCCCCAGTCAAAGCGCAATAGCCGCTTAACCCGAGAGTGTGTCCTGCGGTCACAGCGAAGCCCGACGCCCCACTCGGCTGAGACACCGCTATTTGGGTGGTCGCAACCTGCGCATACGCCGGGAACTTAACGGGATCAAACGGGTTGCTCGTTACTCGGGCGATATTCGTCCAGCCGGTCGCATCAGTTGCTATGCGACTCACGTTCGTACTCGGCAGCAAGCTCGTACCCATCGTCGTAAGGCCGGTGTTGGCCCCGTCCGCCTTAGGGAACAGGGGCTCGATACGCAAGTCACCCTGGAAGTCGTTGAAGCTGCTGCCACTCCCGTCCATGACGATGAGGTCGGAGTACGACTGCTGGTTGAAGCTAGCGAAACCACCAAGCTGCACATAGGTGGCGTTACCAGCCCCGAGACTCAGGGTTGGCCCCGAGTCGTACAGCACTGTGCCGTTGAGACGGAACACGACCTGCCCGGTGGTCGCCGCCCACACCACCTTGACTTCCAGGTAAGCGAACGCCGTCGTTGACTGACCACCCGTGCTCGACGTGAACAGTGACGTTCCAGTCGGTCCACCGTTGGGGGATGGCGTTTGCAGCCTCAGGTTGTATTCGGGCGTCGCTGTCGTAAAGAGAGCGACACAGTTAGAGCTACCGCCGAAAAAGTAAAAGACCGTGTTCGAGGCTGCGGCTGGCTTGTAGCCGAAACCGATGATGCTTGTCGCACCCGTCAGGCTGAGGTTCTGATTCAAGTTCCACACCGCGCTGCCGCCACTGGTAAGGAGCATCGAGTAACTACCGGCGTAACGGCCTGCCTGACGAGCGGTGGCACTTCCGTTGGTACCACCCACGGCCCAGCCCTTGATGAGTTGCGAGCCGTTGGTCGCCGCCCCTGTCGTCCACAACCCGAAGCCGTCGCAGAAAATCAAAGCCATGCTGTCTCCCTCAGATAGTCGAGTCGGCCCACGTCACGACGACTCGTGCGGGCGCAGACGATGACGAAACGTAGAACTGCACGGTAGTCGAGCCTGACTCAAAGCCAGCCCATCGAGTGTTGGAGAAGTCGAGATATTGATACCTGCTCTGCGTCACGTCTGCGTTGAGCAGCACTGTTTGCGACTTGCAGTCCACTTCAAGGTATTGACCACTCGGCACGCTCAGTGCTGTGAACACGACTTGACCACCAGCGGGCGACGTCCACAAGAGCGCAGGGTTCGTGCAGGGGCCGTAAAAGTCGAGTATCGGCCATGCACGATAAGTACCGTGATTGAGCGCAGTGCCAGTCGCACCAGGGTTGATCGTGATCTGCGACGCAGCGAGCGCACGTGCGATCGGGTCAGGTGCGACCCACGAGACGTTGAACGTGCTCACAGTCGGGTTGCTGTGCACTGCTGTCAGCGCAGAACCCCGCAGACCGAGCCAGAGAACTGTCTCGCCCACGTCGATCGCATACACGAGGCGGGGACGCAGACGGGGCGACAGCCACCAGCTCAGCGCTGCGAGCGCATCTTGACGAGTGCCTGCGCTCGACGGCACGAACGAGCCGGTGATCGTGACCGTGCGAGGGCCGTACAGGTGCGTCACGTCATAGTCGCCATCTCGTGTCGGCAGCGCTGCGCTGATCTGACGCACAGTCGGCAGGCCGATGTCGAGCGTCTGCACTCGATAGCCGTTCGCTGCGTCCATGAGATCGAGCGTGTTCGTGACTGTGCCTGCTGCGTTGAGCAGCTCAAGTCGCAGTGTCGAGGGCGTCGTGCAGACGACAGTCATATCGCCAGCCCTGCTGTCAGATCGAAGGCGATCGTCTTGCTCAGCAACTCGACGTCAATCGGGTCGTTGAACTGCGCCTGCTCGATGTTGATGACCGGCCCACGCGGCACCTTGTCGATGGGCGAGATCACTTCGCCTGCGTGAGCGAACACGATGCCTGATGACGTGATCAGCCCGCCCTCTGCGAGCGTCGGGATCGAAGGGATGATCTGGCCTGTGTCGAAGTCGATGCCAGGGTGCCACCACGATCCCTTGATATGGATGCTGACTTGCAGGTGCTTTGCGAGCCAGTTCCACGCTCCGATCACTGCGTCGATCACTGACACGAACGCATCTTTGATCCCGTCCCACATTGTCTTGGCGATCTTCGTGATCCGACCCGGCATCTTCACGAAAAAATCAACGAGATGATTCCAGCCGTCTTGTATCCACTGCCAAACGTCACGTGCTCCCTGCTTGATCGCACCCCAGTATCTCGTGATGATCAGAACGGCCCAACCGATCGGCCCAGTCAAAATCTCAAGCAATAGCGGCCAGTTGTCGTGAATCCAGTCCCAAACTGCTTTCGCCGCTTCCTTGATCGCCTTCCAGATTTTGTCCCAGTTCTGATAAAGCAGCCATGCGATAAAGATCAGCGCACCGATCGCAGCGACGATCAGCAGCACCGGCCCGAGCGCTGCCCACGACGACGCAGCCTCAGCATCTTCTGACGCAGCGAGCGCATCTGTCGCTGCTGCAGCTCCCTTCTGAGCGCCCGAGAACGAACCGACGATGCCTTTGACGACTGTCATCGTTGAGCCGAGTATGCCGATCGCAGCTCCCGCCCCTGTCAATGCTGGCCCGTACTTCTGCCCGAGCGACGCTGCTGCGTCCTCTAGCTTCGCCTTGATCTCTTTGATATGCCCGCCGAACGTGTCTGCTGCCGCTGACGCCTCGCCGTGCAGCTTGCGTGAGAGCGCAGTCATCGTGTCGCTCTGCGTGTTCGCTGATCGAGACACGGCGTCATGCGCACCTGCGAGCTTTGCGTGCGCCTCTCTCGCCTTCTCGTCTGCGCTCGCAGCGTTCTGCACTGCGTCTCGCAGCCTGATCTGCTCCGCTGCTGTCAGATGCGACTTGCCTGCGAGCGCTTGCTGCACGTCAGAGAGCTTCTGATGAGCCTTCTGTGCTGCGTCGTCAGCGCTCGTCGCCGCCTTCGTCGCTGACTCGAGCCCTTTCGTCGCAGTTGCAGCTTTCGGCCCCGCTTCGATGCCAAACTCCTTGAGCAGTCTCGTCGTGCCGTTGTAGGTCTTGCCGAGCTGCTGCGCTGCGCTCGACAGGTCCTCGTGTTTTGCCGCGGCGAGATCGCTCGCAGTGCCGAGATACTCAAGCGCTTTGGCCGGGTCGCCAGTCGCTTGCGTCAGGATGCGCAACGCATCTTGAGTCTGATTCGCAGTGTTGCCGAACTTCTCTTGATGCTTGATCGCCTGCTCGATCTGCTTGCCGTAGTCGTCGTAGCTCTTGCCACTGTTCTCGATCGTCTGCTGCAACTG